ATGGCTAACGTCTTAGATTATCTGGATTGGGAGAGGAAGTACGAGAACTACTATGAGAACAACTTCATCTTTGCTTACCGTGGTCTCTTCAGGAAAAGGATGGTCCAGCCTGATGGAGGTTGCTTTTTCCGAAGCATTGCATGCTTCATGTTTGACAATGAAGATGCTTGGGTTCTGGTTAGGGATGCATGTCTAGGGATTGCAAAGAACAAATGGGAGAAGTATCCAATCCTTGCACAATGTTACCAGAACTATGACCATTACAATAGGATGGTCATGGGCAACACATATTGGGGAGGCTCTCTCGAGGCAGAACTACTTACAGGAGAGTTAAACTTCACCATTATAATCTGGAGGTCTTCAGATGATGTTTGGATAAGCAATGCTGTCAAGTTTGGCAGTGATAACTACAGAACAGCAGCAAACATCATCCACCTTAGAAATGCACACTTTGACTACTTAATTCCTGTCGGCCCTGCTGAGGCAATTGGACAAAACAGATTCAGCTTAATTGACAAGATGGATATGACAATGAGCTCAATCATCCCAGCAGCCGATGATGAGGATTTGAATCCTGCTGACTTGCCAATAGCTGACATAGAAGGCCCTTCTGCTTTTAAGAAGAGGTTAGATGATGAATTAAGGAGTCTTGCAACACTAAAGCATGAGCTGTTCCAAGAGAAAAATGAACTAAGGCAGAAAAAAACAAGTGCTGCAAACCCAGATGGAGCCTCCTCACAGAATGAGAAAGATCTAAGGAGGGCTGTGGAGAACAATGAAACCTTACCCATGAGAGTTGGTAAGGTGCTCAGCAGTCTTTTCTGTTCTGGTGTTGAGGCATACTTCAATGAAGATGTCCTAACCCTAGTGCCTAAGGATTCAACACTTGAGAAAAAGTATGTGTTCGACATAAGCAAACTGGGGAAGAAGATGCTGGACACTGAGAAGAAATTTAATAAAGCCTTCAGTTCTGTAGTTGTTTCAGTCTCTAAAGAGTTGATGAGCAATCTTGACTCAGCACAACTGCTGAGGACATGCTTTCCAGGAACAGGATTAAGTCAAGTTCCTAGCCTCGTCCACCCACAACTGCTAATGGACCTGGCTGTCACTGCCTGCAGCATCCTAATTTCAACATTCCTTTACAAGGTGCAAATGAAAATAAAGAGGAACTTCATAGCAAACGCATGCAGCAAGCTAAATTTCTCAAAGAGGAGACTTTTACATCTTCTATGTAATGAGAAATCGAAAGCACTCTACAATGAACCATATAAAGTGGTACAGAGAGTTTGTGGAGAAATGTTTAAACTAGAAGGCAAGAAAATCGAACTGGCTCTCAAACTTATGAGTCCTCAAAGCAAGCTGGCTTTTCAGTGTATTGATCTGGAAACTATCAGTCTAGGTGACTATTTCAAGCTGCTAAAAGAGCTTGAAAAGAATGACAATGTCACAAAAGATTTTGCTTCTGAAGAAGTGAAGGACCTTCACCAAATTGTTAAAGTAATAGAAATCATTCTCTCTCCAAAAGAAGACTTAGGAAAGAAGAAACAACTAGCTGAGGACTACTGCAACGGTATACCAAACAGGTATAAGTCCAGAAGGCTAAACAGTAAAGACCTCTCGAACCTCTGTATTATGAATTTCTTTAGAAAGAAGATGATATTCAAATTTGTTAGCCTACAGGGTAAGGCTTACTCTGGAATGTCTGTTGGAAACCTTCTTGCTTATGCTTATAATCTATACCTCTCTAAGGAGAACCTGAAATTTTCTCTTGAGGATATAGAGCAGTTGAGCATAGAGATGCGAAAGCTGAATTGCTTACTCTCATCTGAGCAGAAGAAGCCGGTGGCTCTTATATGCCTTGACCTTTACAAGCAGTTTCAGGCCTTGCTAAATGAACTTCCAGAGGACTGTAAGTCTGAATGTTCAACTCTGTTTACAGACATCAGAAATGCAGACAGTCATGCTGCAGCATGGAAATCAGCCTTAAGGCTTAAGGGTACTGCATATGAAGGATTCTTCTCAAAGACACACAACTGGGAGTACATACCTGAAGACCTAAAACCAACACTCAGTATGGCTATCCAAACTTTGTTTCCTGAGAAGTTTGAAGCCTTTCTAGAGAGAACACACTCGCACCCTGAATACAGGGACTTTGTTCCAGATTTCTTTCTCTGTAGACCAAAGCTAATCAAAAAAGACACGGTTGGGAGTGAATTTGCTCCTGAGACTGAAGCTTGCAGCGGTGCAGAAGAATTGGCAGCAGAAACCTCCGAAGCTAGCAGAATAATAAACAAACCAGGTAAAAGAAGGTTTCCTCTTCCAGAAGTTTCTGTGCAGGAAATAAGATCAGTGAAGGCAGTTTTGGAACTTTTTAAAGAGAGATCAAAGAAGAAAGGAAGACCTCTATTATCAGATGAAAGGGCCGGAACCGGTGATATAGAAGAGAATGAACTCTTAATTGTGGAGGTTGGATACCAGACTGATGTTGAAGGCAAAATTGTTGCTGACATGAAAAAATGGAAAGGGGTGATGAACTTAATGGAGTTCCTGGGCATAGAGACTAGTGTGATGACCTGTGCCGACACTAGCAGCACCCCAAAATCTGACTGGTGGATAGATGAAAAGTATGTAAAGCTATTGCTTGACTCAATAAGCCACCTCTTTAAACAGCTCCAGGAGAATTCTCCAGCTGATGTAACAGACATTGCAGTTGGGAATATAAGCACACAAAAGATAAGAAGTGTAATAAGGTCTGGCACAACAATAAAAACACCGATAACGCTTAAAGAGGTAAAAGAAGCATGGCTGGAATGTGAACCATGGATTACTGATAGACCGACTGGTGCCAAGCTTCCTGATAAAGTTATAGAGTCTATTGAAGTGTCACTTGTAGAAGGTGCTGTTGTATCTAAAAGCTCTGCAGAGTCATGCTTTGAATATTTACTAAATAACATGGACAAAATCATTGCAGAGTTTGAAAAGACCAAATTCAGGCACGAGGTCAATAAATCAGACATCACTGCTGAAAAAATGCAGTTTGGGTGGACTATGGAGGATATAAAAAACTGCACATGTGAAGATTGCTTAAGCAAGATCAGTGAAGCACTGAGAACAATCACCAGTCCAACAGAAAAGATAGCTTATTTGTGTGAAAAACTTAAGCCGCAGAGCTGTGAAAAGTGTTGCACCAAAGAGCTAGGGAGCTATCCAATCAGCTCCTTCCAGAGAAGAATGCCAATAATGTCAAATATAAAGCATGCAGACATGGATGCTCTCGACCTACAACACGATAATTCCATTCTAGACAAGCTAGTTCGCTTAACTCTGCCAGGCAAGACAGAGAGAGAAAGGAGAGTAAAGCGAGAAGTAGAAAACCTCATTAGGTCAATCATGAAACATTCTAATTTAAAGGCTATAAAACTTCCTAGCGGACAACTTTTAATTAACTCCAGTCTGGCAAAGAAAGTTGACAAAGATCCTTCGGAGTCTAAAAGCTTCAAGACAGGAGGAAACAAGACTTTGGAGGAAGATAAGGAGCACTTCTTAAAGACACTCTCAGAAACTAAACTCCAAAACTACTCTCAACATGTTCAGTCAACGATACGAACTGCAATAAATGGATTAAATGCTTGTTCTTCATCCAGGTGTTCTATACATGAGGTTTGGATCCAAAGTATCATGCATGATTTGAACATAGACACTCTTGATGAAATAATACTAAACAAAATACAAGAGACATTTGAGAAGAGATCAAAATTTGAGAAAAAACAAGACAAATTTGTGCCTGTGAACTGGAATGACATCAAATCCTATCTCACAGACAAAGCAACTGGATTAGAAAAACATGAGCCACTGTTTAAGCTCGACTGTGTCTTGTTTAAAGAAGTTTACTTTGAGCTAACTAAAAGACTCATAGAAACACCATACAACCAATGCCCTAAAACCATTGCTTCTTTGTTGAAGATTATGCTGAAGTTTAAGTGGTTCAATGATGCAGTCTATTATTCAAAGTTGTGTGAGACCTTTCTTCAAAGTTGTAGTGAATTCAACAGGTCAGGAATCAAGATCCTCAAAGTACGTCATACTGATAGCAATCTTGTCATAGTCCTCCCTGCTGATAAGAAACAAAACATGAGATGTTGTATTTACGATAGGAACTTCTCTCTCCTCAAAGGACCCTTCTTCCTAAACAGAAGACAGGCAGTCCTTGGTGCAGCCTATCCTTACATTTTATGTATATGCTTACTGCAGTGTCTTCAGCACTTCAGATGTTTAGGGGAGATTCTTAAACTTAAGGATGATGAAGTCGAAGAGATTAGTAAGCACTCGATACAGTTATTCGAGGAGTCACTAATTATGTTAGAGTGTATGCATGAAGGCAACCCACACAAAGCAGCTGAACTGCTCACCGAAAGATGTAAAAAGTCGGGGAATTTTTTAAGTAGAAGCTCTAATGACCACATTAAATCAGTGATAGCTGGATTCAACATGACGTTTGGAGTTCTTTTAGGTGACAGCATTCTAAACAACTCACAGCCATTTAACAAACAGATACAGATGATGCGCTTTGGTCTCCTGAATGGCTTAAGCAGACTCTCCTGTCCTACGGAACTTGGGAAAAAGTTCTCTAGCAGCTGCAGGAAGGTGGAGTTCCATGTTTCTAGACTATACATGCAGCTTTGTGTGTTTACTGCGAATAAGTATGTTGAATACAATCTCGAGAATTGGCTGAAGAGTGACTTGTGTCCTAAAACCAGGATACCATGTTTTACAATCTTTGGCACTCATGTAAATAGCGACAGGCAGCTAATCTTTGACATTTACTTAGTCCACATTTACAATAAGGAAATGGACGACTTTGATGAAGGTTGTATCAAAGTTCTAGAAGAGACAGCAGAGAAACACATAAGCTGGGAGACAGAAGTGTGGAAGAACTGCTACATCATAAGGAACAGTAATAACCAAGAGGAGGTGAAGGATGCAAACAGAAGATTAAGGCTCTTACTAGGAACTCCAAACCTACAAAGGGTAAAAGAAGATACAGAAAGCTCAGATAGTAGCTCCTCTTTAGACGAAATAATTGATGAAAGGGGTGGCCCCAAACCCGAGAAAGCAAGCAACGAGACATCCAAAAAGGAGAGAGAGCCAGCAGAGGAGGAACATCAAGCAAGGGGCTACACAACCTTAAGTAAGAGATCTTCCAGCAGCAAAGCTAGATCTTTCACCTCACTCAAAAAGCCACCAGTGTCAATGTTTGGAACAAGGGCTATGAAGCTGAAGCCTATAAGCCTTTCCGGGAGCTTTGAAGTCTTAAGAGATGACCTAAGAGATTATCAACAAGCCATCACAGATGCAGGAGTACACCATGTATATAGAGTCAACAGCGAGTCTATCTTTAAAGATCTTATTACAGCAATAAGGGACAACCCAAACCACACATATGGTCTCTTTGAACTAATACAGATATGTGTAGAGCTCTCCAGATCAAAGTACCCACCAGAAGCACTGGAAAAGGCAAGAAGAGATACAAGGAACTGGATAAGTGTTTCTGAAGTCACAGAGACCACTAGCATCATTGCCGAGCCTAGAGACATGATAATGATAAAAGATGCAATGCAAATTATAACCGGATCAGTCAACAAAAAACTAGTAAAACTATTCCGAGGTAAGCTGCAACGTATAGGAATAAACTGTAAATCAGACATAAAAGGTAAAACAAAGTGCTCAGAACTTCTAGACTCTATCAGTGGCCTTACAGAGAAGCAGAAGCGAGACATAGCAGCGGGCCTTCTAGAACCTGCCAAACTATCCTTTTATAATTGGAGAGACTTAATTAAGAAGACAATTAAGGAGGTTCTTCTAACTTCTGATGGGAACTATGTATTCTGCTGGCTGAAATCACTGGCGGACATGGTTAAGAAGAGCTTAAGACAGGAAATGAGAGGCTTAAAATATGGCTCTAGTGGACTAAAGACACAGCTGTTTAACAGTAGAAATGTTGTAACACCAACTGAATTTGATGCCATTAGAACCTTTATAGACTACTTAAAAGACTGCACTATTGATCCAAGCAAAAGAGACTTACTACAGCCAAGCATCTCAGTTGAACTCCTACTAAGTGCATGGAAGAGGTTTGTCAAATTTGTTAAATTCTCAGAGGAGATAATCAAGGAAGGCCTTGAGGGCATTTTCCAACTGTCAAGAATCTTGCCTGACATGCAAAAGGAATATGACAACCTTAGGAAGCTTAAAAGTGATCTACCTGAACTCAGCTTCTCAAAGGAAGAACAGAATTTAAAGAGACGCGAAAAAGAGCTGATTGACCAACTAGGGGATAAAATATTACTAGTAACCAATTTACTCTTTCTGGTTTGCCTAAGCTGCCCTTGGTGCATACACTATAAGACCTTTGAAGGCATTATGATGAGGAATATGGCAGAGGTAGACAGCTTCAACTTACCTAAGAGTGCGACTTCAATAATGGAATTACACCCTGACAATCTGATAAAGCTCCTGCTAATTGACACAGACATCCCTGTCTCAGGGGAGGAGGTTGAGATAACCACCAAGTACTGTATGTGTATGTTTTCTATAAATGAGCTACCGTTCAGTAGTGCACTGATGAGACATGCCGCTCTAGAGTACAAAGGTCCTGGTGAAGAGCTGATGGGAAGAATTAAAAGCATTATGGCTGTAACTGGACTTACAGATTCAAGATCAGATTTCAAATGGACTGTAAATTTGATTGCCAACAGCAACTTCGAGGTGGCAAAGAAGCTAACTGGAAGGACAGTGGGTGAGAGACTTCCTAGAAGCATAAGGAGCAAAGTAATCTATGAAGTTGTCAAGTTAGTTGGCGATACAGAGATGGCTGTCCTACAGCAACTTGCATTCACTTGTGCCCTAAACCCGAAACACAGATTCTTTGCTGTATTAGCACCTAAAGCACAACTAGGTGGACACAGAGACTTGCTTGTGCAAGAAACAGGCACCAAGTTGATCCATGCTGCAACTGAAATGTTTAGCAGGACTATATTGAGCACCACTAAGGATGACGGATTGACAAATAACCATCTTAAAGAAACTATACTTAACACCGGCCTTGAAGCTATTTCACAGATGAAGATGTACCATGGAAAACAGATCTCTGAAGTTTCTAAGGTGGTCCAGTTTTATAAAGTGTGCTGTATTTCAGGAGACAACACAAAGTGGGGCCCAATACACTGCTGCTCTATTTTTAGTGGGATGATGCAGCAACTTCTAAAAGACTATGATGACTGGTCTTCCTTTTATAAACTGACTTTTCTAAAGAACCTCTGCAGACAGATTGAGATCCCTTCATCATCTATCAAGAAAATACTAAATTCTTTTAGATACAAAAATCCAAATCTGCAAGTAGATGCAATGACTGAATCAGAGTTAAGAACAGCCCTAGCACAGAATCTTCAAACATGGGAGGGAAACGAGATAATGCAGTTTTTGGTAAAGAATTACCTAAGTAAAGGTAGCATGGCCCTGAACTCCTACAACCATATGGGTCAAGGCATCCATCATGCAACATCTTCCATCTTAACATCTGTTATGGCAGAGATAAATGAAAGGTTAATTGAACATTACTTTAAAAAACACTTACCTGACTTGCAGGTAACAGTCAGCCATGCTGGCAGTTCTGACGACTATGCAAAATGCATCATTGCAACAGGGAATTTGACTACCTCACAAATGAAGCATTACGAAGAAACTTTCTGGTTACACATGTGTAGGCTCAAGAACCTACTGGCAGGTTTCAACAGGGCTTGCCAGATGAAAGATTCCGCTAAAACCTTAGTTTCCGACTGCTTCTTAGAATTCTACAGTGAGTTTATGATGTCTCAGAGAATAACTCCAGCCGTAATAAAGTTCATCCTCACAGGTCTTATAAATAGCTCAGTGACTTCACCTCTGAGCCTTGTGCAGGCTTGTCATGTGTCAAGTCAACAAGCACTCTTCAATAGCGTCCCTTTAATAACTAATATGTGCTTTACAGTGTTTCGACAACAGATGTTCTACAATCACACCGAGTACTTCAACAGACATTTTGGCATGATCACAATGGGATCATTGTCTAGTTTCGGTAAACTTTTCATACCATTGTACAGCAATCTCATTAGTTCTTCAACAGCACTAGAGGATGCAGAAGACATTGTCAAGAGTTGCTCTAACATAAAAAAGGTCCTTAGCCTCTTGCCAATTACCATTGAGGAAAAGCCAAAGTTTATGTACTCAGAACAAGACTCTGCAGTAGACAAACCTGTTACAGTAGATATAGGGTCGTTAACTTCAGACTCTGATGAGACCTCATCACTGGCAAGTACACCATCAGATAGTTCAGGGGCCAGCTTCCATTTTAGTGTCAATAGAGTTTTGACCACAGAAGAGGCAAACTACATGAAGACTGTTGAAGAGGATCTGGAGTTGGAGCTTTGGGAAGTTTGTATGGGACAAACAGAGGGAATGTATATTTCCCACTCTGATTACAGTGTACTGCCCATCTGGAATAGATTAAAGGAGTCTGGCTTAAGTAAAACATCTATACCCTTTAGCAACTTGGAAACAATGAGGGACCGTCTTAAACTCTTAAAATTCATTAGGTCACTGCTAAATATACTAATTGCTGGATATTACAGAACATTCGGAAGTGAGGGCACCGAAAAATCGGTCAAAGCAGCACTGAATAGAGATGAGAACAGAATCATAGAAGACCCTATGATTCAGTTACTACCTGAAAAGCTTAGAAGAGAGCTTGCAAGATTAGGCCTCTCCAAAATGAAAGTGAATGAGTTTGTGCCAAAGCCTCTTTTATGTGATACACTTAGTGGCCTTATTGCAAGGAGGCTTGTCACTATGAACTGTGCAACAGAGGATTATAAATCCGAAATCATGAGACTTAAACAGACACTAACCTCTAGGAATGTCCTACATGGGCTAGCTGGAGGCATAAAAGAGTTGTCTCTACCAATATACACCATCTTTATGAAGTCATATTTCTTCAAAGACCTTGTTTTCATGCTACATTATGACAGATGGAACACAAAACACAGCACAAACTACAGAGACAGCTCTGGTCAGCCTCTTGATAACAAGGTAGTGGTAAAATACATCACTTGGCTTGAGAGAATCTTGAGCTCTCTGGTGTCAGCTGACTTCTCAACACAGGCACTTGTTGACAGTCTCTTTGAAGAACAGCTTAAAGGCATCAGGGTGATCCACCACACAGATGGAAGCACAGAGTTGTCTATAATTGAAGCTGAAGTATCTATTATAGAGAGTGAAATGAAGAACTTAGCTGTTCAGTTCTCTGATTCAAACAGACAGAAGATCAAGGTAGTAGAAAGCCATCCTGCCAAATTGGAATTAGATGCAAACAAAGCTGTTATTGTGAAATCAGGGCTCTTTAGTGCAACTGACCAAGTAAGACTATCTAACAGTCCAGCTTTAATTGTTGGCAACTTACTGGATGAAAGCATTATAGTTGAAGCCAAACCAGCCAGAATTGATCCAGGAGCCCTTGGAAGAGACAGGTTCAAGCTGACACAGTTTTACACTTCTCTTGTTGAACTCGTGAACAGCATTAACCAACTGTCCTCAGAACAAAAGAGGCAGGGGATACCGATTGACTTAAATATAGTCAATAGATATGCAAACAACTTAACACTGTTATGCCGGTTAGTTCAACAAACTAGAAACAAGTTGACTAGTTTCTACATGATAAAAGGCTCGCAAGTAGGGAATGAACCAACTGTTAATGAACTAGTGAGCTTTGGCATCATAGAAGGGAAGTACTATGAGCTAAGTAATGCTGGAGTGGACACCTCATCATACAGCTTGAAATACTGGAAAATACTACAGTGCATATCTGCTATATCAGTGCTACCTCTGTCAGACAATAAGAAAACTAGTCTGTTAAACAGCTTTCTCAACTGGAAGCCTGACATTAAAGAGCACTCAGGAGGCTGCCCACTAGCAGCCAGAGAGTTTCAAATGCTAGAAGAGTTTGATGGTAGATTACTTGTTAATGTACTGTCCAGTGAACTGCCAAATATCAAGAATGAACAAGAAAGACGCTCCATTGAAGATCTTGTAGACTTCATTAACTCACCAATGGAGTTGCTAAGGAAAAGACCCTATCTTGGGACAACAGCCACCTTCAATGTGTGGGGGGAAGGACAGAAAGACGGTGCACATTTCACCTACTCAAGTAGCTCCGGAGAATCAACTGGAATCTTTATAGGGGCAAAGCTTCACATTTACATCTCTGTAAGATCAAACACACTTCTGTTGGAAGTAGAGAAGAAGGTTCTTGAGTGGCTTAACAAACGAAGAACTGATATCTTAACTAGAGAACAACACAGCTACTTCTTAGACATTTTACCTGAGTTTAAGCAGGTTCCCAAAAGGAGTGGTGATGGGGAAGTACTTGGTCTAAAGTACAGCAAACTTGATCCAAAACTGTTTGACTTCATATTTTCTCCTCAGAGCCACACTAAAGTCATTAAATATAAGAAGCATATTCTCTCAGTTAGAAAGAAGTTGGCTAAGGACATTGTTAGTGAACCAAGAGCAGTCTGGGGTTCCAACTCATTAACAATCATTTATGATGAACAGACTGAGAAGACAGATTATCACTCTGACTTGCTAAACATAAAAGACATGCTTGACTCAATACTCTGTCCTGGTAAAGGTAGAATTCCTACAGTCACTTATACTGACACCAGAATAGTCCTGGCCAAGATCAGATTCAGCCCTGATCTGTACCTTAAGAGTATGATCATTTTACACCACTTCATTGAACACACACCTAGTATAGCTGTGTGGGAAGCTCAAAGCAAGAGCAAAATTATGGAATTTCTCTTAAATAACCCGAGTTTCAAGCCTAAGTCCATGTCCATCTCAGACCAGATCAACAAAGCGACAGCAGAGAGGATCTATGAGGATATACTAGGCGATTTCACAAAGGAGGATGAGATTTGTCAGAAAGTCAATGAAGTACTGGAGAGGAAAATGTTACCAATCTCTGCTTGGCCTGAGGTTCAATCCTACCTGGATGATACCGGACATCACAATATCACACTCAACTTTCTGAGGAAAGGATTGAGCGACTCTTACTCTTGGAAACTATCCAAAGTCATAGACTCCTCAAACCTAGCCAAGACAACTGGTCTTCGAGGTATCATTAACTTAGTGGGATCAGAAGCCATTCCCAGATTCTTGTCTCCACTTGTTGCTGATGGTAAACTGCTGCATCAGAGTATGAAGGTGTTCACTGAAGCCAGGAATTCTCTTGCTGCCAGCGGATTATCTGATCAAATGGTTGATGCAATAGTCTGCTCAACACTCTTCTGCAGGCAAAATGAAGAGCCATCCCGACAAGGCTATAGGTTTTCTGTAAACTGTCTACTACTGCTGGCAATGGAAAGGAGGTTCAAACACCCAAATGGTTCTAGGGAGATGAAGTTCTCTAGCGATGGGTCAGGAGTGGATCTCTCAATCAGAGTACAGGCTGTACAACCAAGGGAGCTGAACAAGTCGAAAGAAGAGAAAGTAATCTATGCAACAGGTAGACTTATAGGAACCAACAATGAGATCTTTCCCACTGTTAGCTCATACAAGGAGCTTATGTCTAAAGTAAAGCAGATTGTACCAGAAAGAGGAAGTGACAAAGGGGAATTTTTTACATTGGAGTATGGTAAGAAACAGTGTAGTGACTGTTCAATAACTGACTTGGTAAGACTTTGTACAAAGGACTACAGCATAAGAGAGGAACACATTCTTTCAGTTTGCAAAGTAATTTGCTTCTTAGCAGGTTATGAGGCTGGTGATGAAGATACTGCCCAAACTGTATTGATAAATGAAGATGACCTCACTAATGGACAGCTTACACTGACAGATTTGTTGGAAGCACCGAGTACAAGCCAAAACATAAAGATACCACCAGTAGAGATGGATGAAAATGCAAGCACAGCAACATTTAACTGGGATGATTTTGATGAT